CAGCCAGATGGGCTCCAGGGCCGGTTGGCAGCTGCGCCAAAGCGGCTGCCTTACTTGCGGGCGGACCAAGTCGTCAGTTTTGACTGGGTTAACATCTTAAAGATCTTTGCTTGAACAATTTTTTCGGTTCAAGCCCTTGACAATACCGGGTAAAAATTTATATACTATTACTCGTTGTTAAGAGAACTGGGTAATAGCCAAATTGGTAAGGCAACGGACTCTGAATCCGTAATGTCTAGGTTCGAGTCCTAGTTACCCAATTTTTCCATTCACTGGCTGCCATCGACGTACAAAACGTTGATATGACAGCTTTTTTATTACTTAAAGCTGTCACCGATAACCATCCATTTGCAGTGCCTTGTAGTGCCGATGTAGTGGTGGATAATTCAAAAAAAGTTACTGGCAGGCGGTGACCGTCTCAGCATGAGGCGGTTTTTTTTGTAATTCGGTGTACTTACAGCAAACTTTTTTGGAGGGTAAGTCATGGCATACTTTAGAGATGCTTTCGTATTAATCGTTGCGTTGGAGGCTTTTTTTATTATGGTCCTGGAAATGATCGGCACACAGACAAGAGTGGCTCGCAAGGCTTTTGATTTGTCGAAAGAATATTTATCCACTAAGGAAGCACGATCGTCCATGGCCAATCAGGGCCTTTACAATGGTTTTATTGGGGTAGGATTGCTTTATGCACGTTACGGACTTGTGGGTTCTGCCTCATACAGCACTCAACTCTTATTTGTTGGGTTTGTTGTTATTGCTGCAATTTTTGGAGCACTAACTGCAAACAAAAAAATAATTGTTACGCAAGGCGCCCCAGCAATTCTGGCGCTCCTTTTTCTTTTGCTGTCACATTAACTGATAGAAGATATGGATGCTGAAAAGTTTGCCTCATCTTGGGGCGGTTATTTTTTGCGCTGAATTAGGTATGTCCAAAAATGGCGACACCCACGGGGCGGAATTAGGTAACCCGCGGAAAATTCCGCGCGTTCAATCGGCTGAAAACTCAGCACATCTCACTGTCGAAAATTCGACAGTGAAACTTCTCCCTAGAAATGGGGAAATCTCGTGGCGGAAAAATCGGCTGCCAGTTTGGCAGCTCAAAATTGACTCAGCCGAAACTTCGGCTCAGTACAATCAGCGGAATATTGCGCATTACACTCGCCACTTTTGACGTGCCAGACAGTCATTCACCCGTCTTCTTCCCTGGGCGCGCACCAGAAACGGCCTGTCAGCACTGATATACAGGGCTTTGCTCACTATCCTTTTGAGGGATAGCGGATTGAAACAAGTCAATCTGATTGACCTGTTTTCAGGTCGTTCTGAACGACCTTAAATTCAGCCTTCAGTTGATCCAGACAATATTTACCCGTCTTCTTCACTGGGCGTGCACTAGAAACCGTCTGTCAGCACTGACTTTTCAGGCAAACAAAAAAACGGGCATTTCTGCCCGTTCGACGATTAAATTTGGTCCGGTTAAGGGCACGAACCTTTTCCGGCTAACTATATTGTATTACAAGGTAGTGTTCTTGGCAAGTGTTTTGCCTCGAAGTTGTTGAATCATACTCACCACAGAGTAGGGTATCTCTTGGCTGGCTGTGGTGACGGCACCACGGTTCTGGTACCAAAATTCTACCAGCATTGCCACGGCAATATCATACTGGCTGAAATTCGCCAGGTCTTCGGCAGCGGCTGCACTGTCCACCGCATTGTGTACGTAGTCCTGGGCCGCTGTGATGTAGCCATTAATCAGCCCATCATCTGCCGTGTCGGTATCCAGGCGCAGGCTGTTCTTGATTGCTTCTAGGGTAACTGTCATGCTTTCATCTCCTAAATGAAAGGGGCGTACCCGTAGGCACACCCCCGTAGTGATTAATTACTTGGCGTGAATTGTGATCTCCCCGGGTCCACTGGCGCTTGGTGTAACGTCAGTCGGGGACGTTATTTTGACGGCGTGGCTGCTGCGGCCGGGGTAATTTCGACGTACCGGGCAGCGTCTTCGTCAATCTTTTCGTAGTCGTTGCGGATCACCACAGCCAAGCCGCTGGCATAGGAATCGAACTTTTCCCAGCTGGTTTCTACCTGGTTCTTTTGAGCCAGAAAGACAGATTGCTCCAAGTCACCGACGATCATCGGGAATGTGCCCGCTACTGGGTCAGCCAGCACCTTATTCGATACCACAATGACCGGGGCGCCGAATAATTGCTTGCCGGACGGGGCCGTGATGGACGGTTGCAACAGGTAGCGGCCTTCACTGTCCTTCAGTGTATCCAGCCAATTGAACCCGCTCTGGTTCGTAATAACCGACAGAGAAAGCGCCGGGTCCAGTTCAACGTTGAAGATTTTCTTCAAGTCGTCCGTGTTAGTGGCTGCCATCTTCTTGAAGCTGGTCAGCAACTTCGTAATTTCCGTGTTGTTGGTGTTTTGCACCAGCTTTTGCAGTTGGGCTTTCACTTCGGCCACAATATTCACTTCACTGTCTTCTACCAGTTCGTCAGACAGATAAATCTTTCCGGCCCGGGTGGTTACCTTGTAATCCACACCCTTGAATAAATTGGCGTCAATGTCAGGAATTTCAGCCAGTTCCTCTTTCGTTGCCAGCACGCCATTATTGACCAACGCCACCGGGTAGGTGCCCACGGGCGTACCCACAGACTTCACTGTAACGTACTTCGCCAAGTCATAGCTTGATTGCTTCAAGTCCAGTACGTCTTTAATGACTTCCTTCGGTACGACGGCCCCCGCTGATACGGTGGTCAGTCCGTCCCGGTGCTCACCGTGGGAACGGATGTAATCTTCAAAAGCGCGACTTTCAGTGTGTGCTGCATCAATAATTGTTTTTTCCATGGGGGTAACCTCTTTCTTTTGTTGGTTGTTATTTTGGTCGTCAAGCCATGCGGTGTAGCTGCGCTTGTCCACTCGTACGTTCGTATCATCGTACGCGCCGATTGCACAAAGCGATACATCAAAAAGGCTCTTCACTTGCTTAATTGTGCGGATCACCTGGCCGCTATCGTCCTTGGTGAATGTATCGCCATCGGGGGCAGCGATAAAAGTGAAGCTCATCGCGGATAGGTTACCCGCTTCGACGTTCTTAAAAGCATCGGATGCTATTGTGGTATCGGGCAAAGTGGCTTCAAAATGCAGCCCCTTATCATCAACGTCCAGCTTCAGCGTACCCGCCTTAGTGCTGGCTAGAACTTGGCTGAAATCGTGATTCGATACCAGATAAACGTCTTTCAAGTCCACGTCATCAAACGCGTGGGGATCAACGACTTCTTTGAAGCCGCCCAGGTCCTTACTTGGTTGATTGAAGACTACAGCATAGCCTGTTAACTTCTTGGGGCTTGTGGTAGCCTGTTGCTTAGCGTCTGTTCCCTCATTCGGTGTAGCGTCGTCTGCTTTGGTCGGTTGATCGGCACTTACACCAGCGTCTGGGGTCAGGCGTTTTTCTAATACATCATTGTTCGCCATCTGCTGGCTCACTTCCTTCTAGTTTATTTTGGTACTTGTAAATATTATCCAGCGGCGTGTAATTCAGTGATGCCATTGGCACATCGCCGTTCGCCACTTTGGGCAGGCCCATCTTTTTCCGGGCTTCGTTCGTGGTCAGTACGCCACCTTGCAGACCCGTCACGGCCAACTTCTGCATGGTCACCGGATCGGCAGAGAACAGCCGGTCAGTGTTGAAGCTGAACCGCTTGTCACCTGCGGATACCTTGGCATCTAGCTCGCTGGCGAAGCAGGCAAAGTATTGCACCAAGGTGTTTTGCAGATAGATCACGTTGCTTTGGACGCTGCTGGAGTGTTCACTTTCAATGCCCAGGCGATCCAGCGGCAGGCCGAACGCCTTAGCAATCTGCCGCGTTGTGAAGTCGTTGGAGTTCACCAGCTTCAGCACGTCAGTATTGACCTCCAATTGCTTATAGTCCATATCATTATCCAGAATGATAGTCCGTAGGGCGTTGTCGCCGCTGTTGGCTTCTTCGAACTTCTTGCGGATATTGTTCTTGGCGTCGGCATCAAGTGCGGCTTTCTGCACTTTCAGCAGGCCAGTCCCTTGCACACCGGACTTGAAGAACCCGGTAAGCAGTTTGTTGCCTGCTTTCTGAATAGTCACTTCATCACGTAGGCTGTAAAGCGGTGACAGGCCCGTGTAGCCGTCTTGGGTGAAGCACTTGAAGTGCAGCACGTCAGCCGGTTCCAAACGCTGTGCATGGCCCTCTGGGGGCGTGTACGTGTAACTGACCTCGCCGCTGGCATCGTCCAGCTTCACCACCATCTGGCTATTCGGGATCAACGTGAAGCCAGTGATCTGGCTGCTGTTGTTCCGGTCAATACGGGCGAAGCTGTTACCGTTCAGCAGCATGTTTGCCACCAGGGAAAACTTAAACGCCCAGGCGGTCATGTGATCGTTTGGGGCCTTGTTCAGCAGCGTGGTCAGCTTTTTGTCATCGTATTCGATGGGATTACTGGCTAAGTCGCTGGCGATCACTCGAATGGCGGTAAACACGTCCGAATTCCGCAACGCCCCGGCACCCACGTACACACCACTGTCATTGCTGGTCATGCTGATAAGGGCATCCAGAAATGGTTCGCTGTTGTCTTCGCGGGGCTGGCTGGTATCGTTCTTAAAAAAACTCATTGATTCACCTTCTTTCCTGTCTCGTTTTGGTTGATAAGCACGGCCACTATAATCAGTACCGTCCCCAGCGCAACCAAGGCCCATTGCCAGCCCAGCAGTGCCCAGATGCCGGCCACCAATAGCAGAAAGCCCAGCACCAGCACCACCGTTTGGATGTTAAAAACTGAAATTATCGCTCGCATAGAACCGGTTCAACTCCTCACTGTTTTCTGCGGTCGTGATTGAATCCATGGCGACCGTGTACGCGTTCATTAACGCCGCTATTGGGTCGATTTTCGTCGCGTTCCGGGTTTTGTTGATTATCGGGTTATTGTTGGCGTCGTATTTCAGAATGGCGTTGTTTACCGCGTAAGCCAGCAAATTATTTTCCCGGTGCTTCAACTTGCCATTGAATAGGTCATCACGGAACCGGATCGTAGGAATTGACAGGGTAGCACTACCTTGGCGTACTTCAACCAATGGTAGCCCCCGTTTCTCGAACTCTGGCAAAAGGTAGCCAAAACTCCAAGGATCATAGCAGATTGCCTTCACTGTCCATTGGTGCCGTTCAATCATGTCCAGAATGAAGCTTAAAGTCTCATCGTAATCGACCATGCCGCTGTCTAGCTTGGTAATACTGCACTCGCCGCGTTCAGCCCCGGCTACGTAGTCGAAGCCGTCCCGTTTGCTCTTTTCCTCAATGCCGCCGTACTTCGTGCCCACAAAGCTGAATGAATCAGCATATAGATACCCGTTCATGGGATTCAGCCAACTCACCGAAGTTAGATCACTGGATTTACTAAGGTCAATACCTAGAAAAACGTCCCGGCCGGTCGTGTCTGGTTCTTCCACGGTGGCTTTGTTCCAGTCGGTCAGGCTGATATAGCTATCGGCCCGGGCCTGAACGAACATGTTGAAGTTTTTGATAAGCAGCGGGGCCAAATTGTTCCGTTTAGCGGCCAGATCCACATCGGCCTGCAAACTAGGAATCATCGTTCTGGCGCGTTCCTTGTTGGCTAGAAGCGGATTGGATTTTTCCCAGGTAGCCGGGTCAAAAACTTCATCACGGTTGTCTTGTTCCCAGATGGCAATATAGTACCGGTCAGCTTTCTGTTTTCCAGTCAGTACCTGGCTCACAAATTTGTATTCTTGATACATCGGCCCATTTAAGTTCGGTCCGGCGGTACTGATAAGGGCAAGTAAGCTATTGTCCGAATTCACCTGTCCCGATTTCAGCACGTTGTAAATCTCATTCGTCCGGGCTAGGGCAAACTCATCCACAATCGCGAGATCACCGACCCAACCGTCGAGTGAATGCAAGTCACTCGCCAGCGGCACCGCCCTGCTGTCTGTTTCCAGGTCGCGTATTTCGTCCCGGTTGATCTTCAACCGCTGGCGTAAAGACGGGGATACTTTGGTGACTTGCCGTAAACCGCTTGCCATCATGCCATAGGCTATACGGGCCTGGGCCGCCGTATTAGCTGTGAAGACAATTTCCCGGTTGCGGGCTGGCTTATCCTCTAGCAACAGGTACAGCGCCCCAATGGATGACATTAAGTAACTCTTTCCGTTCTTGCGGGACATACTGATATATGCCCGGTCATAGCGTCTGTTCCCTGTTTCCTTGTCTCGCCAGCCAAACAATTCCGATAGCAGCCACTTCTGAAATAGTTCCAACTTCAGCACACTACCGTCCCGGGCGGGCATCAACTCCACGAACTCAATCGCCTTAGCAGCCTTGTCTTCGTCGAAGTAGTAGGGGAAGTCTGCGGACTTGCTGGCCTTAATATCTCGCCGATACCGCCGGGCGGCTTGTTTAATCTTTTTCCCGGCCACAATATCGCCAGCCAGCACCTTGTCCGTGTATTCCTTTGCCCAGTTCATTGTTCAATGACCTTCGCAAACGGATCGTCAGGCTTCTTCACGTCGCTCTTGATGTTCATCTTCAACCGGCCATAGACAGACAAGCCCAGACTGTCCGCCAGCTTCATCAATTCTGCCGTAGCACGCTGCTTAATGCCCACGCTGGGGTTCTGACGCGTGTTGCCGTTGTCCGCGGTCAATATCAAGCCGTTTGCTGTAATGTCTTCCTGGGCGTGCTGTACGTCCGCATACGCCTGGCAATAACTGGCGATCATTGCCACGTCCAGTTCACTCACCGGAATTTCTTGCTTCAGCAATGGCACAATACGCTGCCATTCCGTTACTGCCACTTCATCCAGCCAAGTAGGGGGCTGGGCAGTGAGTTCCTTGAATTGAAACATCGTTTGCTGGGCCTGTTGCCGGGCTTCTTTCTCTTTCGGGGGCATGTGGCCCCGAATGTCTTCCACATTCTTGAATCGGTTCGCCATTTTCTCACTACCTCTTGTTTTTATTGATTATTTCCATTATTTATTTAATACGTCCACGGGCCAGCGAAAATTATCGGATTTATTTGGAAAGAAAGGCTCACCCTACGGTTCTCATAAACGTTGATATAGCGGGCCTTATCTTAATGGGGGCAAACTATATCTTTCAATATCCTCTTGTGACTTGGCATAGTGGCAGGAATTACATAAACTCTGCAAGTTTGCTTCATCTAAACGCTTGTTCCAATCAACCCGCAAAGGAATTATATGGTCGCAAACGTCCGCTTTCACGTACAAGCCACGTTCTTTGCATCGCTTGCAAATTGGATTGCGTAAACGGAATGAATACGACAACTTTCGCCACTGCTTCGACTTGTAGAACTGGAAATATTTCCCGCCGATTGCTTTGCGGTTCTGGTAGTTGTCGTAGGCGTTTGGCGCGCGATGCTCTGGCTTGTGTTCAGCACAGTAAGCCACGTTGAACGGCACCAATGTGCGACAACCTGCATGATTGCAGAACTTCATCACCACGAAAGCATCACCTCATTCTTCATATTCAAGCGTCACCAAGTCCATACCGTTCACGTCATCGTCTGGCAGAACTTGCTTCACGTTGTACTGTTTCCCG